GCGCTGAAGAAGTTGGTCTCGCACTGCTCCGCCAAACTGGTCATGGCGTCGTGCTTCGATGTCTTGAGCATGTCCACGATCTGACCGGGATCGCGGTTCATGGAGATCAGCCGCTCTTCCAGCGTCCAAAACGTGTGCGTGGTGCGCCACGGCACCTCGCCCGTCTTCATCACGTCGGCCGACGTGTAGTTGTTCTCCTGATTGAGCTTCACGTTCTCCGCGGCGTCGTTGGAGAACAGCCGGACGCGGAACTCGATCTTGGGACCTGATTTGAACGTGGTGCGGTGCTTCGCCAGCATGTAGGGCATCGCCACGTACTTCTGGAGGTCGAGCACGATATCGGACCACTCGTTCCGCTTGAACGTGTTCAGCGTGTTGGTCACGAGGTCCGCGTAGTTTTCGGCGGCGTAGGAAGCCATGTGAAGTTCCTTCGATCAGTGTGTGCGGGGGATGTCAGCTTGCGGTGGCCAGTTCCTGTGCCGGCCGGTTTTCGGCGAGCCAGTTGGCGACGACCTGCCGCGCAGATTCGTCCTCCGTCATGGGCCGCTGCCGCCGCTGCGTGGGTTTGGCCGTGACCTGAGCGCGTCGCTCCTTTGCCTTGGCGGCCACTTCCGAAATCGTGTTCGTGCGGATTTTGTCGCCGAACAGTTGCGCGTATGCAGCTTTCACCATGACCGGAATTGGCGGAACTTCTTCGCCAACGCCGCGGTGCCCTGCTGCAATCCGACGAACCTGCTGCTCCACCATGTCGTAATTGACACGGTGCTTCTGGTCCGTCAGTTCCGCGCGTCGCCCATTTCCGAATTCATCGGGATCAAGTTTCGAGAGGGCGTCCTCGAACTCCCGGTACTGTGCCTCCGCTGCGCGGTCTTCGACTTCGCGCTGCTGGACGGCTTGGAGCTGTTGGTGCTGCAGCGCCATCACGTTGACGTAGCCCTGCAACTGCTGGAAATGCTGGTTCTGTGCGTTCTGCGCCTGGATCGCCGCGTTCTGACGGTCGATGGCTTGCAGCACGATCGGGTCGTATTGCTCCCGCTGTTCCGGCGGGATGACGATTGGCTCGATCGGCGCTGGCGGCTGAATCGGCTGAAACGCCCAAGGCTGCTGCGGATGCTGCTGAGGCTGCGTCGGCTGCCTCTGTTGCTGCTGAACGGCCTGCTGCCATTGCCGCTGCTGCTGAATCCGCGCGTTGGTCGAATGAATCAGCGATTCCAGTGCCTCGCGCGGCATCGCGTCCACATGCGCTTGCGAGAGACCGAGATACTGCCCCCACTGGTAATGCTGCTCGGTCAGCGGCGCGACGGATTCCGGCTCGGGAACAACTTCCGCAACCGGCTCTGCTGCCGGCTTCGGTTCGAGGTGCGAGTAGTCCGGCTCCGCGTTGTAGATCGGACTGCCGTCGTCCGGCGGCGCATCCGTCATCGGAACGTCGGGTGTCTCGACGGCCGGTTCGGACGCGGGTGTTTCGGAGGTGACGGGAGTGGATTCGGGAGCAGTGTCGGCCATGACGAATTGCGGGCAGCAAGGAAACAAAAAAAGCCCGCAGCCTCACGATTTCTCGTGAAGATGCGGGCTTTGTTAGGCAAATACCCTTCGGGTTATGTCATGCGACGCCGATAGTCTTCAAAGGCGTGCTGCGGGATTCCTTCTGTGTAACTTATTTCCAGCGTGATTCTGCCGCACAGCTTTTCTTCAACCGCCCGTGCGTGGGAGACGATCAGGCGGCGAAGTGCTTGCTGTACGATTTCCGAAACTTCATCGTGATTATGGAGCAACCCGTTGGATTCTGTCAATGGGGAATTCCGCTTTCAGGCCGGGCGATGAGGACGAGGTTGCTAGGAAAAATTGATTCGTACAACAATCCGTCAGGCACCGAGTACGATACCTTGACCATCTGCATCGTCTCGTCAAATCCATCAACACGGATTAACGGACCGCCACGATGACGCACCACCAGATCGCCCACCCGGAAGTCGTGCGTCGGCTTCGGCTCTGACCGCTCCAGCTTCACCAAACAGCACACCGGATGCCATTGCGCAAATCCACCAGAATCCTCGCAGTAGGCGCTAGCGCCGGTTTCGCTGATTCGCTTCACGGTGAACTTCGGGCCTACCGTGTCCTCTTTTCTCACCACGCAGTCACCGATCTTGAAATCGTACTCCGGCTTCGGCGGTTCGGCTGGCGGCGTGATCGGGCCTGCGAATTCGTTATCTCGGAAGGAAAACATATCGCGGTATGCGTTCGTGTCGATAATTCCCACCCGCAATCCGTCAACTCTCATCCAATACCATCCCGGCTGCGTCGGCTCCCCTCGCGTCCACTGCAATTCGGTCATTCGCTCGCCTCCCGCCCTGATGGGCCGCACAATCTCGAAGTTCTTCACGAGGAACCCGCCGATGCAACGCGCACAGAACGGCCCGTAGACAGTTTCCGTCGGATAACTCACGTTAAAAGAGCACGGAATTGTCTTTCCGTGGACCTGGCAAATATGCGTGCGAGGATCATACGCTACCGTGCTGAACACTTGGATTCCTTCGTCCATCACGCACCTCCCATGAAAATCCGCTTCGCCACCGGCGTCTTCTGCGGCGTGCTGCGGTACTTCGCGCGACCTTTGACGTGCATCCCCTGCGTCTTCAAGTACCTGTCCCGGTGAACCATCGACGTGAACTCCGGCTGGCCGAGTGCGTTGAAGTGCGTCGGCACGCCGATTCGCGTTGCCGCTTCCTCAGCCGCCCGCGCGTCCATCGGATGCACGGCGGCGGATTCGCTCACCAGCGGCTGCGCGTGGCGGTAGGTGCGCGTGACCATCGGAGCACCGCTCCGCTTGTAGCCGACGGGCGGCGTGAACTCGTAGGCGTTGAATTCCTCCCGCGACATCTCGCGCCCGTTGATCTTGTAGACGACGCTCATCCCTTCCCTTCAACATTCATCATGTACCACTTGTTGGCCTCGACGAGAGCGGTGAACGGATCGGACCATTCGAGTCGATTACCAGTAATGTCGGCGTATGACGTACCGGTAATCCCGATCCATGTAGTGCCGAGAGCGTTCCCGTCCACGGACACGCTCCACACGCCGTCTGAAACCTTAATTGCCGAGAACCGCCGCCGCATCATCACGTCGAATGCGTTGCGAGACAGGGCTATGAACTCCGCGTCAGTTTCGGAGTGCCCGCCTTCGTCGTAAATGTGCATCTGCTGATCGTGCGGCGCTCCAGATGGGCCATCAACATAGCACCCGCTGGACTCCCACGGAGCGGGAGTCAGTTTTTCAAGGTCAATACTCATGCCCCCATCCCCTGCGGCATCTGTGCCTCTTGACCGCCGCTCATCAACTGCTGGATCATCGACGCATTCCCCTCCGCCGGTCCCCGCGAACTACTCACGCGCTCGTTCACCCGGTGCGTCATCGGCGACTGCCGCATCTCCGTCCGCCCGATGCTGCCGCCCAGGTCCAGCTTCTGACCGTTCGCCGTAATCACGTCCGCGATCTCCGGCACGTTGGTGAACAGCGCCTTCAACCGGAAGTATTCCTTCATGTCGATTGCCAGCCCCTGTGCTTCCATCATCGGCGCAAACGGTGCCGCGGTCGCAATCACCTGATCAAGGATCGCCGCCTTCTGCTGCGGCGTCTGATATACCATTGAATGCGGCTCGATGATCAGTTCGTGCAGGAAGAACGGGTGCGAGCGCTCCTCAGGCGTCAACTGCGTCGTGACCGGGCCTTCCACGTCGCTGTAGCCTTCGACGACGATCTCCGTTTCGTAAGCCTGATACGGGTCCATCCACACCCAGTAGGCGTAGTCCGTCAGCACCCACCGCAGGAACTCCATCACGCGAACCGTCATGCCTTCGATCTGCGAGTTGATGTTCGCGTTCAGAATCTTGTCCTGCCCGACCGTCTCGCTGCCGGTCGCCAATCCGCCCAGCACGTCGAGATTGCCCGCCATCGACTTGAACAGGTTGAAGAGTTGCAGCATCCACGCGAACGATTGCTGGTCGATGCCGCCGTAGCTTTTCTCCTGCAGCGCGTTCGGATCGTCCAGTGCGACCACATCGCCGTCCGAACAGGTTCTGGCCTTCTCTGCATCACCCGTGTTCTCGCCGCGGGTCACGCCGATGTTCTTCTGCCGCTTCGCCTGTCGGTCCAACTTCCGCATTAGCCCGTTGACCATGCGGTGCAGCGACTGCCAACCCATCGCCGGGGAGATCGGCATCGTATTGCCCGGCACATCCTGAAAACTCAGCCAGCGGAACGGCCCATGCTTCGGTCCCCGCCACTCGACCACCTTCAACAGAATCTCGAAGTCGTCGGAGAGGGTCAGGACCATGCCATCTGCCGGCAGGTAAATCTCCCACAGCTCGACGAGCTTGCCGAACTCTCCGGGCAAACCGGTCTTGCCCTGAATCTCGCTCACCCGTGAGTCGTTGCCGTGTACCCACTCGGAAACCTGCAACCGCTGCCGCGATTCAGGGTCGAACGTCTCATCTTTCATCGCCTCTTCGAGCGGGATACGGTAGCGATGCCCGCGGTATGACGTTTCCTCCATGCTGCGGGCGCTCATATCATGCACCCAATCGTCCAGCAGGATCGGGACGATGAAGGGCTTCGTGCCGGCAATCACGGTCTCGCCAACTGAAAAATCGTCATCCGGCTCGACGCCGATCTTGATAAGGCCCACCCCAAACAGCGCGTTCAGGTTCACGGCAAACAGCGTGGACATGATCGACTCGTCGTACAAGTCGCGGTTGACAACACCCGCCAGCTTTGTCCCGGCCGGACGGACGCGCTGATCCCGTGTGTGAACGGCAATCTGCGGCGACTTGGGGAGCAGCGCCCGCTGGTAGATGCGGATCGCCAGTTCGATCAGGTTCAACGGAACGGGCTTGTCGGCGCCGCTGTTCGAGTAGTACGTCCCCACCATCTGCTCGACGGCCGACTTGTAGACCGCGCGGAACGGTTCCAGCAGTTCGCGCGACTTCAGCAGCGCTTCGGTGAGCGAGAGCAGCGACTGCTTGTTGGTGGGGTCGAACATTAGCCCTCTTCTTCCTTGGGAAAGGAAAGGGCGGTAATTTCATCGACGAACCGCCGTCGATCATCTTTCCGCAGCAGTGCCGATTTGATCAGTTCCCAGATCACCGCCGCAAACGCATCAGCCTGACATTCCGTGGTGAAGTTTCTATCAACCGAACCCTTGCGAGTGCCAAGCGTCTTGCACTCTCCGTAACAGGACTCGATAAATTCCACGCAAAGCGCCCGTTCGGCAACCGGCTCGATTGATGACATTTGGCTGGTCCACAAGGAACGAAAAAACGCCGCAAAAGCACGACCCTCGTTAAATCACCACTCATCAGCCGCAAATTCAGCTTCCCGCTCCCGTTCCCGCCTCCGGTAGGCGAGACTCCCAAACCGTGGCTCCTGGTGCTCCTCCGGCCTCCGCTCGATGCTGCCACGGAACACCAGCTTGCAACAGAGCGCGTCGGCGATCACCCTGTCACCATGAGCATGACCTTGCTTCTGGCGTTCGTCAAGACCTTTGTACGTGACGCTGTTGCCGTCATGCACGTAATTCCCCGCCTCCCGTAGCGATTCGGCGCAGGGGTTGATGAACCGCCGGGAGTACAAAGCCTCCTTGTAGTCCGTCAGCAGGACCATCTTCTGCTGTTCGTTCATGTAAAAACCCGGCTTGTCGCTGATCGCCTTGTTCAGCCGGTTCTCGTCGCGGTAATACCATACACGCGCGAACTTCAACCGCTCGACGACGTGCCGCCCGAAAGTCTGCCCCGGACCGTTCGCCTCCCAAATCATCTGTGCCGGTTGACCGTAGCAGTGAAAGAACCTCGCCAACGCCACGGTCTGCTGTGCGAACTCCTCGATCGACCAGCGGTTGCTCACAAGCTGCGCGACCATCGTACCGTCGAGCAGGTTGCCGACGCTCGACACCGAATTGCTGGCCCCACTCCCGTGCGAGATGTCGGAACCGACGCCGAACTCGTGCCGCGACTTGACGACCCAAGACGGAGACTCGTCGTACAGCGCGTCGTTGTACAGCGGAATCCAGATCGACAGCGGACCCCCTTCCGTCTGCTGGAACACCCACAACGGCTGCTGCTCGCTCCCCTTGTTTTCCAAAAAGCCACGCATGAGCGGCTGCTTGACGTGTTCCTGACGCAGCGCGTCGAGCAGTTCGGGCGGGAAGAACGGGTTGCTCGACCCCTGATAGTCGATGTCCAGTTCCTGCGCGATCTCGATGGGACCGGACGCGCGGGCACACTGCTTGTCGTACCACGGAGANCTGACGCCCTCTTCGCCCTGCGGCACTTCGCCGTTGAACAGGTAGCCGGGATTCTTGCGGTGCCACTCGTGGTCGATGATTTCGACCTGCGTCCCCTTACCCAGCGGCCGATACAGCCCCTGATTCTTCTCTGGATGACTCGACCAGTGCATCCGAATGCGGGGCGTGCCCTTCTCCCGGATCGAGAAGAATGCGTTCTGCGGTCCTTTGGGTGTCGAATTGAAGATGCGGGTGTTCGTCGTGGCAATGGTCGCGGCGAGAACTTCGTAGCCACCACCCTTGACGGCCGCAAACTCGTCGCAGCCGATTGCCGTCCGCCGTCCGCCGCGGCCGATGTTGTCCGTCGTGGACTCGCCTTCGATGACGGACCCATTTTCTGGATTGACGAGGTACAGCTTCAGCCGATGTTTCGTTTTGACCCAATTGCGGGGCAGCATCCACGGCGGGAGACGGGCGATCGTGAAGTCGAGATGGGCGAACAGGCTGTCCGTGTCGCCGTCCACCAGCGTTTCCGTGCGGCTGAACAGGAGCAGCGACTGATTGGGACGGAACAGCCAGCGCCAGAGGAACCACAGGCACATGATCCACGACGCGCCCATGTCGCGGGACTTCTCGATCAGCACATCCTCTTCGTCGGCCAGCGCCTTTTCGAGCGCCGCCGCGGCCTCGACCTGATACGGCCAGAGGATGAACGGCTGCACGTCGAGTTTTCGCTTGTTGTCGGATGCCTTCCGCGGATCAAAGCCCCACGCCACGGTGTCTATCCAGAAGCCGAAGTCATCCCGGCAGATCGCCATTACGGCGTCGCGGAATTCCAGGTCCACGGCGCACATTTCCAGTAGGTTCGCCCGGAAGCAGAGATTCTCCGGCATCGACTTCGGCACGTACTGGCCGGGATTCTCGACGAGCACCACGTCCGAGGAGACTTCCATCGTCGGACCGATGTAGGTCAGCCGGCTGCCGCCGTGGCCNGCNGGGAGGCCCTTGCCGTAGCCCTTGCCGTAGTCGAGTCGGTTGCGNTGNTAGCGGTTCAAATGCAGTCCATTACNGTTGTCGGTGAATGCTTGCCTTTCACCATGCGGTACTCACCAATTCCGACGAAATGCGTGGTAATCCTCTCAATGGTGTTCGCATTGGGATTCCATGTGCGAATGTACCCGACTTCGCAGTTGGTAAGAATGAATTTACCGACACGCCCGTTCGTCACTGGCACAGCAGCCCCCACAACCGCAGCGACCGGGCCGGCAGCCATCGTCTTCAGGAACTCACGTCGGTTCTGGTTCATGGCAGCACCAACTCCTCCGCAGCCTTGGAAATCTTCGCCAACTGCCCCTTGATCGTTTCCTTCTGCTTGTCCGTCCACTGCCGGACGATCCGCTCGCCGTCGCCCGTGGACTGCTTCTGTTTCCTCAAATCACGACGATGGGCCATGAACGCCTTGAAGTCATCCCTCGCCCACCTCAACATGCTCGCCGCGCCGCTCGACGGTGCATCGGATTCTGCCACCCCCTTAACCGAATGGTTCTCGTAAGCCCACTGGATGTCCTCATCCTCCGATTCGGACTCTCCCCGCTCCGCTTTCGCCGCAGCCGCTTCAGCCTCAAACCCCTCAACCCTTTCCCGCAGTCTCATCCAGATCGGACCCCACACGGCCACGAATTTTGGTCCCGCCGCGGCCTCCATCTCCGCCCGCATCGCGAGCGCCTCATCCATCAAGCCGGCGGCGGCAATTCGCTTCTTCGCGAGCCGCGGTTCAGTAAATTCGTCGGCCATTCCCATAGTCCGTGATATTGGATTCCGTGTCCATTATGCTGGACGCCGAGGCTGGGCGTCAAGCCGGAAAATTGCGTGCGGACGGTTGACTCCACATGCTTGCTCGTGTATGCTGTGCGATGAAAGGCGAGCGCAATGGCGAAGAACAAACACGCACAGGCACTATCGAAACTCGGTGCGTCGAAAGGCGGAAAAGCGAGAGCGGCTGCCCTCACGGCGGAACANCGATCCGATATTGCCCGCAAGGCCGGAAAGGCGAGATGGAATAAACAAAAGGCAAAGACATGAACCTCAACGCGAACAAAATCCTGACCCGCTCCGAATTCCAGCAGGTGCTCGACCGCCTGAAGCCACTCGCCCGCCGGTCGAAGAACACGCACCAAAACCTCATCCTGTTCCGGCTCTCCGCGTGCTGCGGCCTCCGCGTCGCCGAGATCGTCGCCCTCAACCTGTCCGACATCCGCATCGGCCGTGAAAAGCCGTTCATCCTCATTCAGCACGGAAAGGGCGACAAGGAGCGGGCCGTACCCCTGAATTGGGACGCGGACACCCTGTACGACATCACGGAATGGAAACGCATCCGCGAGACGCAGGGAACGACGGCGTTCGACTCTTTTCTCTGCTGCCAGTCGAAGGCCGCGTTCGGCCAGCGGCTCTCCGACTCGAACGCTCAGCACCGCTGGCGGACGGCGATCAACTGCCTTGGAGCGGAGCGGACGCGCGAACTTTCCATCCACTGCGGGCGGCACACGTTCTGCTCACACGCCCTGCATAGCGGCAAAAACGTGATTCAGGTTCGGGAAGCCGCGGGGCACGCGAACGTCGCCACCACGAACATCTACCTGCACCTGATGGACGACGACGGGGCGGTGGGGCACATCTTCGATTACTCGGAATTCTCGAAACCCAAGCTCAAGGTGATCGGATGACCGTATTCAGCAACGACATCAAGCCAGAAGTCGGCGATCTCCGCACCACGGAATCGCCCCCTACCCTGACGGACACGAAGGATGGCGACGCTTCGGCACCAATCTCATCTGCCCAAAGCACGAAATCAGCACCGAGTTTGAGGCACTGCTGACGACTACGAGGCTATCGCCGGAGGAGGAAACCACATGAGCGAGTACGGTGAACCGTGGCGCGTCGTCCCTGGATGCAGCGAGCCATTCCCGGATCGTGTCGGCACCGCCCACACGTGCGCCATCCATTCTGCCCACAGTCCGACCAAGCACATCGGTGACATCCTGATTCAATTTGACGGCAGCGATCGCGAATTTGCGGCCCGTATCGTCGCCTGCGTCAACGCCTGCAAAGGCATCCCGACCGAGACGCTGAACTCGATCCGCTTCGCGCCGCGATACTCACCGGAATTCACCGCCGAACAACTCCGCCAGATGCAGGAAGCCTTTGGGCCGAAGAGAACTGAAAACCTCCGTTGACGCCGCCCGCCGCCGATGTGTAGGATGGTGTCGGTAGGTGACGCTGCTATCAAAAAGCCTTTAGTCCCTTCGGGGATATTCGAGCCGGATTCGTGCGTCACCACGGATTTCGGCTCTTTTTCTTGCGCAAGTGGACTTGCCCATGACATCCTGCCACTTCTCCGCCCTCTGCCGCTCCAAAGCCACTGGCGAACTCACCACCATTCGCCTCCGCTGCAAACGCTGGTGCTGCCCGTCGTGTTCGAAGCATCTGAAATCCCAGTGGAAGCGGCATTTCGCAGATCTTCTGGATCCAGCTTCGAACTGGCCGGTTCGAAGCATTTATCGCCGGTTCCTCACGGCACTCCAATTCGACGTGGCCCGAAAGCGGATCCAAGCCCAGCACGGTCAATACGTTCGAATCGTCCAGGAGACGGGGATTCTCGCCCTCTACGCCACAGTCCCGTTCGAAGGATCCGTCGAACTCACTTCGAAGGCCGCCATCGACTGCCTGTTCGAAACCATTTCGAATATCTCGGCCGAACGTCGCGCCATCTCCACATCCCGCGGCTGGAAACTCCCGGCCGACACAGAAGACCGCCGCTTCGAAGTCATCGCCATCCAGCCATACTTCTCCCCCGAAGCCGCTCGCCTCGCCGCCAAGGCCATCAACGACGCCCTCCAACAGATCGTCGTCTCCATCAGCACGTCTCCCGACAGGATCCTCTTCGAAGGAACCGCCTGCTGGACGAACGACGCCATTCGAACCTTCATCTCCCTCCAGAACCAGGCCCAATTCAGCCTCAATCCGAATTACTCTCTTGTCAGACCAGCATCCATTCATGGTAATTCGGAACGTCGGTCAGTCCAAATGCGCCGCGAAACGCCGGTCGCCGACCTGACTCTGTGACGCGGTGCCTCGATTTGGCATCCTCCACGTCAGAAAAAGCGATGCAACAGCCTGTCGTTCCAATATGCTGCGCATGTTGCCAGCAGACACAAGCCAGACACCGCGATAACACGTCGGTTTTGGCGCTTTGGGTAGGATGACAGAGCGGTTGGCAGGGGCGAGTGGGGGCTAACCCCCCCCCCC